GCCATCACATGACATATCATCGACCCTCTGACCCGAAGAAACCTTCTGGGTATTCTATTTTTACGACTCCATTGCCATCTGTCTTTTTACCTTTTTCGTCCTCAGTCCACCAGCGAACTTGTTTGACATCTATGCCAAGATCGTCCATGTGACATTTGTCATTCAAGTCCACAGGCAAGTGATATTCTTTGCCACTTATCAGTATGGCCACCTTGCACTCCTTTTTTTCGTGGTTGTAAAGGAGACAGTTTTTACAAATTGGTTCTGGTTTGTTCATAAGGATACCATCGAATTATAAGTGTGATCGGCTCATGAAAAACAGTCTATGGTGTTGATTTGTTGGCGATTAGGGGTTATGATTTATAAATGAAAATAAATGATACCGCAATCAAGGGGTTAATATCATGCGCATAATAGGTTTTTCATCTCAACTTGCCATGGGTAAGGATACCGCCGCCGATTATCTTGGGATGGAACTTAATCGTGTTAAAACAACTGGGGAATGGAATAGAGCATCATTTGCGGGTGCGGTTAAAGATACATTTTGCAAAGCATTTAATGTGGATACGAGCTTCATTGAGAAGTGGAAGCGGATTGATACACCACCACCAAATATGAATATGACAGTCAGAAAGTCGCTTCAGTTTATTGGGGATGGCTTCCGTCAGATTGTTCCAGACATTTGGATTGACATAGCTCTTCGTGATAGCTCTAAACAGCTTATTTTCAGTGACTGTAGGTATATAAACGAGGCTAGGCACATTCGAAGTCGGGAGGGAATAAATGTCATACTTTATAGGCCAAATTATCTCAATGACGACCCAAATCCATCAGAATCACAGATAAAACCGATCATAGAGTGGTGTTTGGCTACACAGAAGGAGGGCGTTATAAATCATAGTATTGAAGGCGCCCCAGAAGGAGCGGATCTATATGACTTTTTCCTTGTGAACGAAAAAGACATAGTGGATCTTTACTACAAAGTTCGTGACATTCTTATACCTTATATAGAAAAGGTTTATTCATGAATCTTAGTCATCTTACAGCACCTCATGTTGTGGTTTCCAAAGGGTGGGGACATGAAGAGTGGATATGTAATTTTGAGAAATACTGTGGCAAAATTCTTGTGTTTAATTCACTCAAGAGATGCTCCATGCATTATCATGTCATCAAGGATGAGGTTCTTTACTGCGACAATGGTGAGATTGAGATTTTATATTATTGGAATGATGGCGATGCCAACAAATCGATAAAGCTATTGCCAGGAATGTCGTTTCATGTTCGACCAGGATTAAGACATCAGATGATTGCCGGTGATAATGGGGCAAGAATTATAGAGTTTTCGACTCACCACGAAGACTCTGATAGCGTCAGAGTCATTAAGGGCGATTGATCTCAGAAACAGCTCTTTTCAATTTTCCCATACCAACTTCTGTCATTACAACAAATTGCCAGCCACGCTGTTCGCAATGATGTTGGCAAGCTGACCATTTTGCATGATTTTTTGGAAGCTGAGTCTGATTTGCTGGCTTGATCTCCCATATTTCTACATGCCCATCAATGAAGTAGATGCTTAAATCTGGGTTGTACTCATGTCTTTCGCCCTCGAAAAGGTAGTCTACTTTAAATGGCTCTACATCATATTTGATGACTTCTGGGAGATACTCAAGGCATTCATAGACCTCAACCTCGTAACCGCTACGATAGTGCATTTCCTTGCCATTCTTGATCGATGAAAAGAAGCCTTCTCTGAATCTTGGCTTTTGCTGTTTCATCTTGCCGCTTTTGCGATCAATGTCTTTCCACACCGTGGCTCTCATTTGGCCAATTTTTGGGACTTCTGATTCTGATGGATGCTTGGACTTGAAATGAAGTCTTAGGTCACGCACAGGGGCTCCGCAGCGCTTTAGTGGGCATATTACATATTCTCTGCCAAGTTCATGGGTTGTCTTGATGTGTTCGCCATATTCTTCATAAGCTTCAAATGATCGACCACACACAAAACACTGAAATCGTCTTTTATGCCCAGTTTTTTCGAATGGTAGATTCATTTCTTTTTCTTTTTCTTGGATTTATGTAGAATAGATTCAATTTTGTCTCTGTCTAGAACCGTAATATCGCTCATGGCATCCCTGTCGAACATAACTTCGGCCTTTTCGCCACTAAAGCTTTTGCTGAGATTCATTGCGTGAACTCTGACCTCACGCTTAACCGATTCTGGTTCTTCGTCGTCGTTGATGCAAGCAAAGGACATTCTTCCATCTTCAGATGCGCCATATATTTCGCCGTCTTTCTTGAAAAAGAATATCAGCTGATTATCATCAAGCATTTTTTGCACTCGTTCATCCTTCTCTGTGAAGGAATCCCAAAGTTTCATTGCTTGTCTAAATGTCTCTATGAAGTTTTCCATGGCGTGTCCTATATAAAGTTATGACTTATTTATTCACTGGGTTCAGAAGATTTATAGAGGAAATGGATGAAACACCATCTAAAAAGATGGGATCCGACTCCGATGATGCCGATTCATCTGGTGGAAGCTACATGAAAACCCTTGAAGATGAGTTCGGAATAAAGTGGACTAGCCTTAAAAATATACTTTCATCTGAGCCATGGATTGCTTCGCATTTTACCATGGGTAACAATACACATAAAATTTCCGCTTGGGAGATTGACCCCGATAGCATCAGTGATAGGGGAGCTTATATTCGGATTAAGCCAACAAAGGGTTCGAGGGATTATTTAAAAGACGGCTCCCTTGACAAGGGCGCTCCTGATACTAATAGATATTATGTTACAAGGAAAGAACTTGAAAAAATGCTTACAACAGCATGGGTTCCACAACAACCGGCTGGTGGCGACATGGGAGCTATGGGAGGACCGCCATTATGATTTCATTTAAAGAATGGTTGAAAAAAAATGAAGTTGCCACAGTGGCCGCTCCGGCAGCAGCACCAGCTGCGGGTGGTTCTGGTGGTATGACATCTACTGTTGATGTTGCGAAATTTGCAAGACCTTTAGGCATGGGAATGGTAACTAGAAAATCGCCAAGTTTGATAAATGATCTTGAGAAAAAAAAGAAAAAAAAAAGTAAAATTTTAAAAATGTTTCCTAATTTGCCAGATGTTGTCATGGGAGACATAGGTTGGTTCTAATTGCTATTCTCATTTCCCTTTATTTTTTTTATAATTTAATTTACAGAACAATATTTAACCATTTTGGAGTTATCTCATGCATGATGTTTTGACAAATGTTTCTGAAAAAACAATTAAATGCTTGGACAAGGGTCATGTGACGATTATTGATGTTATGCCAAGACTTGTTCCAGATGACAGGAAGACCGCAGATTACGCAATAGTTCAAGCCGCTAGAGTTTCTTATGGAGATGGAACTAAAACCGTCAATGAAGATAGAGGATTGATTCGTTATCTGCTTCGTCACAAGCACACAACTCCATTCGAAATGATTGAATTTAAATTTTCTGTTAAATTACCTATATTCATCGCTAGACAAATGGTGCGCCACAGAACTGCAAATTTGAACGAATACAGTGGAAGATATTCAATGATGAAGGACGAATTTTACAAGCCAGAAATTGAAAATGTGAGGCAACAATCATCAGTAAATAAACAAGGAAGTGGCGAATCGATAAATGAAACTAATGCTTCTGATTTTATTGAAAAAATAGATTTTATTTGCAATCAATCATATGAGGAATACGAAAAAGCAATTCAAAATGGCGTGGCTAGAGAACAAGCCAGAATGCTTCTTCCAGTTAATTTGTACACCGAGTGGTATTGGAAAGTGGATTTACATAATCTCTTGCATTTTTTAGCCTTGCGTTGCGATGCTCATGCTCAATGGGAGATTAGAGTGTTTGCAAATGCTATGCTAGAGCTTATCAAGCCTATTGTTCCTTGGGCTATTGAGGCTTGGGAAGACTATCATGAGCATCGTGGAGCGATTAGATTGACACGCCTTGAGGTTGAAGCTTTGGCCAAAATGTTACAAGGAGTGGGAATTCAATCCATTGACTCTGAGAATAAGCGTGAGCGGGATGAGTGGGTGTCCAAGGCAATTAAGCTTGGCGTGGATGCAAAATAAATCAATTTGGTAACTCAAGTATTTTTAACACTACTTGGGGATCACCATGAAAGAAATTCTCGATAAGATTAAAGGAAGCTCTATACGCATCGGGGTTGTCGGAGACTCCATGCTCGATGAATATTATGATGTGAGCGTCCGAAAGATATCCCCAGAGTTCCCAATCCCAGTTATGCATTCTCAAATGGCTATGCCGATTGCGGTATTGCCAGGTGGCGCAGCAAATGTCGCATACCAACTTGATAACTTTAACCACGAAACATTTCTTTGCTCGTTCCTTGATGATGAAGCGGAAGCCACGCTAAAATCCCATGACATCGACACATCGCTATGCGTTAAGATTGATCCTTATTTAATTCCAAGGAAGAAAAGGTTCTACAATGGAGATTTCCCAACATACAGATGGGATGTCGAGATGCCTTACTGTGGGATGGATGAAGTTAGGCTAAAAACTGCTGCTGATGCTCTTGCCAGTAACATATTGAAGGCAAATTTTGATGTGTTGATATTTTCTGATTACGACAAGGGAGTTTTTGCTAGTTCAATAGTTTCTAAGCTTGCGGCAACTCATCCATGTCCAATTAGGATTGTTGATCCAAAGAATGATCTTTTGAAGTGGCGTGGATGTACACTTGTGAAACCAAATGCATCGGAGGCCAAATCTCTTACCGGAAAAAACGCAATTTATGAGCAAACAATAGCAATTTTGGATGCAACAGCTTGTAAATCTGTTGTGGTCACGGCTGAGGGATCTGGTTTCAGTGGGATTGATGGTGAATTTTTTGAATACCGAAGTCCAAGATTGCCAGCATCTGTCAACAGCGTAATTGGAGCTGGCGATTGTTTTATAGCTTTTCTTGGACTTTGCATGGGTAATGGCTTCAGTGTCAAGAAGTCTGCGGAGTTTGCTTTTGAAATGGGATCAACCTATGTGACCGACAAACACAACAAGCCAATAGATTTGGAAAGAGCAAGGCGTGCGATTTTTGGTAGTGAGTCAAAGATTGTTCCATATGAGTCACTTGCTGGACATGAATTTAAGCTTGTGGTGACAAATGGTTGCTTTGACATATTACATGCGGGTCACATTGAGAGCCTTGAGTTCGCAAA